CGTAGTTGTTGATGCGGGTGGATTGTTCACAGGAACACCAAATACTGTACTTGAAAAATTCGGATATGTGTCAAAGGCATCTGACGCAAGAACAGACGACGGCTCAACAAACTATTACAGAGACGTTCTCTACAATAAGTCAAAGTATGTCTACTGGGCAAATCACCCAATATCTAGTGTGACAAATACTGGTTGGGGAAATACAGCCATCACTACTGGCGAATTCGGTCAAGGAAACGTATATGAAGATAGGTTTGCTAGAGGCGCTGATAGTACAATCAGTCAAGGCGATCTTGAGTCTGCATATGATCTGTATGTTGACAAAGAAAACATCGATCTCTCTCTGATCATTGCTGCTGATGGTCACGATAAAGGCGTTGCTGGTAATCTTCTTGATATCGCTGAATCTAGAAAAGATTGTGTTGCGTTCATTTCAGCAACGTATGCCAATACGTTTAGCGCATCCCCAGCAACAGCTATCGCCACTACTGCAAACGCTTTAACAACAAGAAATTCTTATGGCGTACATGATAGTGGTTGGAAGCAGATGTACGACAAGTATAATGACCGATATCGTTGGGTTCCGCTCAATGGTGATATCGCTGGTCTCTGCGCTAGAACGGATAGAGAAAGAGATCCTTGGTTCTCGCCTGCTGGATTCCAGAGAGGCGCAATCAAGAATGTCGTCAAACTGGCGTTCAATCCTAACCAAGCGCAAAGAGATACACTTTACAAGGCTGGCGTAAACCCTGTTGTTTCTCTGCCTGGGGAAGGAACTCTACTGTTCGGCGATAAGACTCTCTCCGTTAAGCCATCTGCTTTCGATAGAATCAACGTCAGAAGACTGTTTATCGTTCTGGAAAAAGCAATCTCTATTGCTGCAAGAGCGAGCCTGTTCGAATTCAATGATGAATTCACCAGAGCGCAGTTCGTAAGTTTGGTTGAACCCTTCCTGAGAACTGTACAAGGTCGCCGTGGAATTTATGACTTCAGAGTTGTTTGTGATGAAACAAATAACCCTGCTGATATTATTGATAGAAATGAGTTTGTTGGCGATATCTACATCAAGCCTGCTAGAAGCATCAACTTCGTCCAGTTGAACTTCGTTGCGGTTAGAACTGGTGTAGAATTCAATGAAATCGTTGGTAAGTTTTAATAGAATCCTATAGGAGAATAACATGGCGTTCAATGTAAACGAATTTCGTCAACAAATAACTGGTGATGGTGCAAGACCAAACCTGTTCGAAGTCAGGATGAACGTTCCTGGCTTCGCTAAGGCTCAGGGCAGAGTCGACGAGAAGTTTAGATTTATGTGTAACACAGCGCAGCTGCCAGGAACAACTCTTGGCGTTGCACCTGTGTTCTACTTTGGTAGAGAAGTTAAGCTCGCAGGCAACAGAACATATCCCGAGTGGACAGTCAACGTAATTAACGACGAAGACTTCGTAATTCGGAATTCAATGGAAAGATGGATCGCTGCAATCAACGATCCAGTTCAGAACATTAGAAATCCAGTTGCGAGTATCGTTGACGGTGGATATGGTGTCGATGCTTCCGTTGTTCAATACGGTAAGCGCGGAGATAGAATCAAGGAATATGAATTCTACGGAATGTTCCCAATTGATATTTCTCCAATCGAAGTTAGCTGGGCTGCGAATGATCAGATTGAAGAATTCTCAATCACCTTCGCGTTCCAGTACTGGACTACACCTGATGCCGAAAGTACCACGAGCAGCATTCTCGGCACTCTTGGCAGCATTCTTAATGCATAATTTGATATAAGTAGAGGGGGAGGATTTTCCTCCCCCAACTTATTGGAGTACGAACTTGGCAATTAAATTATTTGGATTTGAACTTGTACGCGACAAAGAACAGGTCGATGTAGAGACACAGACACCAATCACACCAGTTGCGGATGATGGTTCTGTTAGTATTGCTACGACTGGATCGTATGGATTCTTTGTTGATATTGACGGATCGTATCGATCTGAAATTGATCTCGTAACAAAATATCGCACGATGGCAATTCAGCCAGAATTAGAATCAGCAATTGATGATATCACAAACGAAGCTATTGTTCACGATAATCAATCAAAAACGGTCAGCATTATTCTTGATGACTTAGAACAAAAAGAAACCATCAAAGATAAAATTCGAGAAGAGTTTGATAACGTATTAAAACTCTTGAACTTTGGTAATGATGGTGCTGACATTTTTCGTAAATGGTATATAGATGGTAGGATGTATTATCATGTAGTTATCGATAAAAATAATCCTAGAGATGGTATTCAAAAACTCATCTATATCGACCCAAGAAGAATTCGCAAAATTCGTAATGTTGTAAAAAAGAAAGATGAAGATGGACGCGAGATTGTAGATAGAATTGATGAGTTCTACATCTACAATGATAAGAATCTAACCAAAATTGACAATGGTAACATTCCACAACTAATCGGTCCATCTGCTGGCGCGATTACATTCGCTAAAGATTCAATTGCGTATATTACATCTGGATTGTCAGATCCAACCAAGCAAGTTGTGTTGTCATATTTGCATAAAGCAATCAGACCACTCAATCAATTACGTTTCGTTGAAGATGCGATTGTAATTTATAGACTCTCGCGCGCACCCGAGCGACGTGTGTTCTATGTTGACGTTGGTAAGATGCCAAGAATCAAAGCAGAACAATATCTGCAAAATATGATGATGAAGTTTAGAAACAAACTTGTATACGATCCAACCACTGGTGATGTTCGAGACGATAGAAGATTTCAATCTATCCTTGAAGATTTCTGGATTCCAAGACACGGTGATAAGAACACAGAAATAACTACACTTCCCGCTGGGCAAAATCTTGGTGAGCTAGAAGATGTCAAGTATTTTCAGAACAAATTATACAAAGCATTGTCAGTTCCAATTTCTAGAATTGAACCTTCAACTGGATTCAGCATAGGAAGATCAACTGAGATTACTCGTGATGAATTGAAGTTCATGAAGTTCATCAATAAACTTCGTGATCGTTTCAGTATTCTGTTTGACGATTTACTTTCGAAGCAATTATCACTCAAGGGTATTTGTTCTCTTGAAGAGTGGGAAGAGTTTAAGCAAGACATTCATTATGATTTCCTGAAAGATAACAATTTCTATGAACTCAAAGAAGCTGAACTTCTACAGAACAGATTAGCAATTCTTGTGCAAGTAGATCCATACATTGGTCGATTCTTTTCTAAGAAGTGGGTTCAAGAAAATGTTCTTCATATGGATGAAGATGAAATTGAACAGATGCAAGAAGAAATGGATAAAGAGTTTGAAGAAAACCCACAGCCAATGATGCCTCCTGGAATGCCTGGACAAATTCCTCAAGATCCAAATGCAATGATGCAACAAGGTGTACCTCAACAGATGGCTCCGCAACAACAAGTTGATCAACCACCTGATGATATAAATATAAAAGCCCAACAAGAATTATTTTCTGGAGAAAATAGATGAGCAGATTAGTAGATTTAATTGCAGAACAAAATGCTGTTGCATTTAAAGAAGCGATTCAAGAAAAAATTGCAAGCAAAGTCATTTTCGCTCTAGAGCAAGAAAAGATTGCAGTTGCTAAAGCAATGCTTGAAAGCAAAGACGAAGAAGATGATGAAGGCGAAGATGAAATGGATGATGAAGAAGACGACGAAGAAGAGAAAGAATCCAAGTAATGCTATTTGAAGAGCTACGAAAAAAGTATGAGACTCCTTACGAAAGAGAGTCTCTTAGTGAAGGATTGAACGATCCACCTCCTGTTATCGTATTACGCAGAACAGGTGTTAGAGATTTTCCAACAGGAGAAAGAGTAGCTCTTTATTATAACAGCAAATTGAAGTTGACATTCAGCGTTCCTTATGGTAGTAAAAAAGGTGTTGTTTCTGTTGGTGAAGAACATAGACTTTTCGAAAGCAGAGTATTACCACAGCTAGAAACGATTGTCAAGAATAATGAGATACGTGATGTGACGTTTAAAAATGGCGCGAAAACAAGAGTTAATGTGACGTCAGCAAAAAATCTATTAGATCTTTATAGTCAAATGACTGATGGGAATAAGCGTAAGTTATCAAAACTTATTTCCACCAATCCAGAAAGTTTAGCAAAAGCATCAGCATTCGCATTTAAGAATCTACAACAATGAGCAAAACGTTTAAACAGTTCGTTAGTGAAGCCAGAAGATCTGGTAATGTGATGAAGTTGGGTAGAACGAAGGTCGTGAAGGTAAGAATTCGCGGCGGAAAAGTTCAGAGAAGAAAAAAAGTTTCTGCGGTGAAAGGATTTACATTGCGCGGTGGCAAACTGGTTAGAATGTCACCAGCTGAGAAAATTCGCAGAAGAATGGGCGCAAGAAAAGCAAAAGTAAAAAGAAGAGCAAAGTTAGCCAGATCTTTAATTAAAAGAAGGCGATCTTTAATGAAACGGAAATCAATGGGACTCTAAAATGAAACTAATCATCGAAACAGTCGAAGAAGTCAAATATCTCGTTGAAGAGAACAATGGGCAGAAAAGCCATTTCATTGAAGGCGTCTTCATGCAATCAGAACAGAAAAACAGAAATGGTAGGGTTTATCCAAAGCCCATCATGGAGCGCGAAGTAAAAAGATACGAGAGAGAATACATTAATGAAAAGAGAGCATTTGGCGAATTAGGACATCCCGATTCACCCTCTATTAATCTCGATCGCGTTTCACATATGATCGTTTCACTTAGAGAAGATGGTAATAACTACATTGGGAAAGCCAAAATTCTTGGTACACCTTATGGTAATATTGTTAAGAATTTAATCGATGAAGGTGCAAAATTAGGTGTATCTTCTCGAGGAATGGGATCACTGAAACCATCAAATGGTTATCAGTTGGTTCAAGACGACTTTTATCTTGCCACAGCGGCAGATATAGTTGCTGACCCCTCAGCGCCTGATGCGTTTGTTCGTGGTATTATGGAAAATAAAGAATGGGTTTTTATGAATGGTGTTCTCCAGGAAATGGAGATTGAACAAATGCAAAAGCAAATTAAAAGGGCAAAGCAAAAACAATTGGAAGAAGTTAAATTGCGTCAATTCGCCAACTTCATCTCCAAATTGTAATTTATATAAATAAAACTATAAGGACAGGAGTTTAACCTCATGGCAATTAAAACATTAGCAGAAGCTGCCGCTGAAATTCTGAGTGGATCGAAGTCAAGCGCACCAGCTGAAGGAACCAAAAAACTAGAAGGCGAAGTCGTTGACCTCGGCGGCTCTACAAATTCACAACCCGATGGTGGCGATGTTGGTAAGAAAGCATCCGCAAATGCCACCAAAGTTCCACCACTTCCAGCAGGAAAGCCAGTTGCTCCCGAAGCATCAAAGGGCACTGTAAAGGAAGAAGAAGAATCTGATGAAGATCTTCTCTTCACCGAAGAAGAACTTGACGAATACATCGATTCACTTTCAGAAGAAGAACTCGCTGAACTTGAAGAAGAACTGAATGCTCTCGAAGAAGAAACTGATCTTATGGAAGGCACACCATCAGTTCGTACTCTTTACAATAAGTATGTTGGTCAACATGCTCAAGGTGGAGAAAATAGTCTAGAAAAAGCAACAGCAATTAAAAAAGAAATAGTGAAAACTCATGGATCAAGAGTTATGTCGCATCTGAAAAAAGCTCTTAATGCAAATTTGGCGAACGATACGGAAGCAGAAGAACGACATTTCCGTAATGCGATGAATAATACTGGCAAAATGGTTAGAAAAGAAGAATTTGAGCTAACCGAAGAAGAACTTGCTGAAGCAAGAGAAGCTAAAATCGAAATGATTCGCACAGCAATGAAAGATCTTGGAATCGAAGAAGATATGACTGCGCTTTTCGGCGACGAAAATCTTTCTGAAGATTTCAAAGCAAAAGCAGCTACG